GAAAGGAGTGCGGCATGGTTTCCCATTGCTGCTTCTTTTTCCTTAGCATATTGTTCTTCGATAAGAGCGATACGAGCATCAAAGAAGGCTTTTAATTATCGGGAGTTGAAAAGTTAATGTCTATTGGCTCAGCTGCATCAGCTATATTCTGAAGCTCTTTATCTAATATCTCACCGTATTTTGTAATGTTATCCAGCAGGTTCCTGAATTCTTCTTCACCACCTTCAAGCAGCATCCTCTCTCCTTCTACCAGAGATTGCTGCATTAACTTTAACGCTTCTGCTTCATCCTTAATGGCATCTGTCTCATCCACTATCTGAACTATTCTTACCTCAGAAACTTTTTGTTCCTCCTTTATCTGCTGGGCCGTCATCGAATGAACCTGTGTTCTTATGCGGGCGGTATTTTCATATGCGGAGTTTTCCGATTCAGCTACTCCTTTGTATGCTGCAACAGTTTTATCGAGCAGGTTATCAGTTGCATTATTTAGCTTAACCAGGTCATTGGCATATTTCTTTGTAGCTTCATCAGTCGCGTCCAGAACAGCTTTAAGCTTTAACTTCTCAGCTGAGGGGGCAAGTGATGTATTAACGCCTGTCATTCCCGAAACTTTCGCTTCTGATTGGGTGATATCTTCAAGTCTCTGCTTAGCCTCCAGGTATGCTTCAGCGTTGGTCTTCATCCCTGAATCAAAATCTTTAATAAGCTCGACAATCCGATCCTTGCTCAGCTTCGATGCCTGCATTGCCATCATCATCTCATTATCATAGCCTTTCTGGGCGATTTTGGTACGCATGCTTGCAAGGTCTTCCTCAAGCTTAATCAGGTCCTTTCCTGCTTGAAGTCTCTCATCACGTGAGAGCTCTGCATTTTTTACCTTCTCTTCCAGATCACGCCTTGTTTTTAGGGCATCAGCCTCAGCCACAGTCATTGTTCGCTGGTTTGCTTCAATCTCATCCATAACCGCTGCATATTCCCTGCCTGCCTTAATAGCATTTTCGATATTCGTAAAGAAGTTACTCCAATCACCTGAAGCCATTGTCCTCCAGAATGCATTCATGCCTTCACTTAACCCAGAGGTAAATATTTCCCACTTAGTAGAAAGATCATCGGTTGCAGAAATTATCTTTTTAAAAGCCATGCCGGCGCCTGCAGCAATGGCAGCCCATCCGAATGCAGGAAGAAGACCGGCAGCCACGTCTTTAAGTTTTCCCATGGCTCCTTTCTGCTCAGTAATTTTGCCCGTAACCTCCTTAATTCTTGTATCTATCTGATCATGCTTCTTCTTAAGATCGAGGTACTCCTTGCTGTTCGTGTTAACTCCCTTCATCTCATACCTGAGCTTTGCAGCGGCTTTCTGCATGTCATTAATTGAAGCGGAAGATAAATTCTTAAGTACTGCACCAACATCAAAAGAAGTCTTCTTCAGGGTATTCATCTCCTGGCTGTTCTTCCTTATCTCCTTATTAATCTGCTGCAGTGCTTTAGGGTCTCCGAGAGCGTTTTTTGAAAGCTCGCTCAACCTTGCTGCCTCCCGCTGCAGTTCCTTTAGTTTCGATATGGCCTGCTCGTCGTTAATGTATACCGGTATCCGTGCTTCCTGGTTAATTTCAGCCATGGCTTATTCTTTTTCGTTTATTGCATATACAACTGTTCTGGCGGCCTCCTCAGAATATTTCTGAGCCAGAATTTCTTTAAGCCGCATCACTTCCCTGTAAAAGATCTTCGAGTACCAGAGCTTCTCTTTCCTTTTGGGTGTAAAGCCCAGGTCGCCCGAATTACCAGCTTCAAATCCTTTACCCGTTCCCATGTCAACAAATATTCCGTATAGCTTAAAAGAGAATTCAACCTTGTCAACATCATTCCCCGCGCCGGTCAGCAAAGAATTCTGCAGAGATCTGTAAAGCTCACCGGTATCATAAATATTCATTTCGGCAATCTTTGCCTGCCACATCTTAATTACAATGTCAGCCCAGGCGCTAATTGTTTCAGCTTTATTAAGCGGTCCAGTCTGCGGCATTGTACTTAAGCTCTATCGGTTCTTCAACTGTAAAATTAAAGTACAGGCCGCTGCACCCGGTGGCAAATGCCGGAGGCACTTCGTAAAACCTTATTCTCGATAAATCAAGAACAGGTATCTGCAGCCGGTCCTTAATCATTTTACTCAGCAGCTGCCGGTAAATTGTGCGGGCTTCATTCATTACCTCGGCTCTTTTTGCCATGTCGCCATAGTCAGCCTTTCCGAGTATGAATACGTAATAAGACAGCCTGTCGTAAAATCCCGATCCCGAACCACGAAATGTTTCCCCATCCTGGTTATCGCATACAGCAAAAAAATAATTTTTGCGTCGGCTCTCCTGCAGCACTCCTTCAAGCGCCGCAATGCTGCTCACTTTTACGAATGCGTATTTATCCTTGGTTGCTTTAAGCTTCGAATGAAGCCCCTGCATATATGTTACCGGGTCGAACATGGTTCTATTTTTTAGTTATAAGGTTATACTCAACAGCTCTCTGCTCTAGCTCATCGAGAGCATCCATGGCAGGCTGTTTCATCAGCTGCTGTTTAATGGTGATATCGCCGTTGCTCAGCTGGTGAACCATACCGTTTATATAGTCGCGCGGCTTAAATGGCCTGTTGCTCTTTTCGCCTGAGAACAGCGAAGGGCAGCGCACTGGTATATAACTCCTGAATCCCACATACCACATGAACACTGAATTCTTTACCGCAGCATCAACACTCCGGAAGATCTTCGCCCTGGTCTGTATCCGGGATGCGTTCCACCTCTCCCAGGGTCGCCGGTATAAAACAGCTATCAGGTTATCCAGGTGAACAGGATCCTTTGTTTCGGTGTACGCGAAATAATAATTTTCCGCCATCAGGTATTCTTCAAAGCATGCATTGTACAACCTGTAATGCCGTGCCCTGGACAGCTTTATCCGGGGCAATGGCTTAACCTCCCCGGGCTGTAGCAGAAAACGGCATTTCTCCGCCATTTGTGCAATCGTTTCAGGAGTTAAAAGAAAAGGTTTCTTCAGCATCCCATGGCTGAACCACCTTGCCCCATCCGGCTCAGGATCCCGGTAAGAGATAAGCTTCAGCCCAGCCAGGAACAAAGCTGCCTGAGAAAGAAATTCAGTCTCAGTAAGCTTCATCTGAAACAGGCACGCGATAAATTTGAACTGCTTAGCTGTCAGTTCAATCATACGGCCGGGCAGCTTCATTCTAAGTTCCATTAAAACAGGCTTGAAAAGATTGTTGATTCAGCTGTATTTACATATCCGGCAGCAATCCTGGCAGCATACTCATCACTATCGAAATATGCTTCAAAGCTTTCAGGGTTAGCATCCATGTACCTCAGGGCATCAGCAGCAATTTTCTCTGCAGCATCAATGTTCCCCGTTGCCAGGCATCCAAGCACTGATTTTAAAAGAACAAGAACTTTCTTGTCATCCAGTGCAAGATCATCATCGCGCTGCAGCTCAATAAGGTCACCTACATAATCTTTCGAGAACACAGGTTCAATCCTCATCATGGTCTCTTGTATAAGCTTAGGACGCAGCTGCAGGAAATCTTTCCTGGTACCTGTCCACTGGCTGTATTGCTTCAGCTCCGCGGCAGTACTTATCAGGCACTCCGAAAGTATGGTGTAAGCAGGAGATCCCTTCCATAAATCATGATATTCGGTATGCTCTTCGAGATACTCGATCAATAATTCAGCTTCGTTATCCCTGCGAATAAGACATTGTTCGCGTAACCTTTCAACTCGCTCCTTGCTGGCCGGTACCAGGTTATTCGCGCTTACAACCCCAAATCCCTGGTTGGTATGTGTGAGATCCAGGAAGGGAATTGCATCCCAGTAAGCATGATTGGCAATAACGCTCCTGCAGAGATTGAGTAAGTCTTCATCAGCGGTTTCACCTGAGCTCGATTCAACTGAGTCGTTTACCTGGTTGTACAGATCCTTCCCCAGCAACTGGCTCTTGATCCACAACTCAGCGCTCTTAACGTATGCCTCAAGATCAGAAAACTCAGTGAGGCTTGCAGCTGTCGGTATAACAGCCTTAAACTGTTCCAGCGTTTTTAGTATCATCGTTCTGATTTGTTTTTTGAGTTCCTTCGATCGCGTCAGTTTTCTTATCCAGGGTAGTAAGCATCAGATCCGGAATGTCGAACTCCAGATCCCACCCGTTAAATTCACTTATCAGGTAAAATGGCTGTAGGTGAATATCCCTGGTAAGCTTTTCGAGAGCCTGCTTCATGGTAAAAAGCTCACGGGCTTCAGTACCATTAATCGATTTATTGTTCCCAGGAGAGCTGCCGATCAGCGATGGATGAACACCCATGGCATAAGATATTATGTTGCTGGCCTCCTCGCTGTCCTCAATATAATCACCGCCTTCTTTGTCTGCTCCAATACGTTCGATTCTTACCATCTTCTGCTCTTTCCCGTTAGGATCGATGTAGTAAGTGGAGAACCAGCTTTTATTCTGATTGTCAATACCTGAGAGAAAGTTCTTGATATTGTCAATCTCCTTTACCTTCCTTTCCTTTTGCTTAGTCGGATCATTTATAGACTCCGCCTTGAAGAGATTGCCAAAATAATCCTTATGTAACTCAATCAGGTATTTAATTACCATGCCATTCTTCATCTTTGCAATTTTTGCAATGGGAATCATCGCTTTCAAGGATGCCCATCCCGAATTGAAAGTACTGGCATAATGTGGGAACGGGTAGTATTTCATCCCTGGTGTCGGGATCCTGTTCACGATAGCGAACATTCTTTTATCGGTTGGCTTGCCGGTCTTGCCAGTTTCCGGATTAGGTTCCTTTCCCAGCCTTACCATCAGATCTCCAACAGGGTCATCCTCATCCAGGAGTGGTATTGCCTCAATATCTTCATCCTTTGGCGAATCTTTCCAGCTGGCATAAAACACATGTTCAACCTGTCCGTTCTGAGGATTACATGTTTCGAACCTGCAATTAACCGCTTCCTTGTGGCGGATCTGCACAATCTTCTTCCCTTCTTTGTCCAGGATAATCACAAGCACAGAAAAGAGGAAATGCTTAACATCGGTAAACTGCTCAGCAAGGAACTTAATCATGTTGTTCCTCTTAAAGAACCGCTTGATATCGGCATCTGTATATTCCCTACTTAATACAGACACGCCGTTTTCAGTAACTTTCAACCCACGTCCGTATGCAGTACACACATTGAACCACATATTACTGCTCATTACTTCATCATCGCGGATCTTTTCCAGAACCTGGTACGGCTGTTCATTCTCGCTTCCCCAGGGCACGAATCCCCGGTAACCTTTTTTCTTTTCAACAGGCTTCACATCCTCATAATCAAAGAAACGACTAGTCTCTTCGGTAATGAGAGCTGCAAAAGCCTCGGTCACTCCTGGTATAACATGCACACCGAAGGAAGAAGATTGAATTTCTAGGTCTGCGCCTGGCAGAGAACTTTTATTTTTCATAAGAATACCTCCTCACCGGATACATTAAATATGAGCACTGCTTTAATTTTTCTGATTTCGCCTGAGTTAAGGAACTTTATGTTGAAAGTATTCCCATGGAAATAGGAACTTAAGCACACAACATTCCTGGCATGAACTATCTCACCGTTTTTTTTCCAGAAAGACACGTCAAAAGGCTGCTTGCTTTCGATGATTTTCCGCGCATCAGACAGGTTTAACATTGTTTTACAAGTTTGTAATGAAGATAAAATGCGATATGCCTGCAGGAAAGGACAGCATAAGCAAACCATGTGTAATAAGTGTCACTTTATTCCATTTACCGCTTTTCATAATTCATGCATTTGTCAATCAGCCATTCAAGGGTAAGCCGCTGCAGAAAAAGTCACTTTACACTGAAGCGGAACCCCGCACCGCCCTGAGCCTTTGGGGGTAATTACCCCCTCCCGCGGCATGTTATATGCCTGCCCCTTTGTTAGTTACCGAAATGCGCTAATCATTGTATCATCGAAGCCCTCAGCAGCAGGAAACTTATTCATTCCAATGAAGAGAGTGTCCCAGGCATCAGTGCCATCAGTACGATGCTGCAGGAGATCCTCCTCTGACTCGGCAATCTTCTCCCCTGACTTGTCTTTCTGAAATCCCTGGGATGTGATCTTAACTCCGGTATTTTCCATGGCCAGTAACAATGCTTCATTGTTAGGCCTGTTGAACATTGGAAATAGATGATGCTGGCCTTTCATAGCTGCATATATCATCCTGTGCTTATCTACATGCGGCACAGGATTACCCAGATGAACGCGATCAACAGACCATTTCAATCGTTCAAACTCGGTACAGATCACAGATGCAAAGTCATCATCACCTACAGCATAGTTTGTCCCTAGCGCTGTATTGTCATAGTAGTATACAACACGCTTACTATTATGAAAGCGATAGTATTCACAGAAGTCCTGAACAACTTCACGTATCTTCCTTTCATACTTTACATAAAAGCTCTTAAGCGTTAGCATCTTGATACCCTGCCTCTGGCCTGCTACAAGCCAATTGATATTCGCATTATAATCGAATGCTATGCAGATAGGCTTATCCCTGTCAATATCTCCATCCTGCAGGCAATTATTATCCTTTACAGCATCATAGTTATAATTAAGCTTATCCAGGTGTGAGTTATCAAAGCTATCATAGTAATGTACATTATCCTTGAGCGCTGCATAGAAGTTGCCTGCATTGTTCTTTATCTTCCTGCATAGTATAGAGGTCTGAAAAACAAGTGGAGGAAGATCCCTCTTCATCCACTTGATATAGCGCTCACCTAAAAGCAAAAGGTTCTCAATACTGCTCCATTCCCGGTAATAGACTGCAACGGACCTGAGCTTAGCCAGGGCAATATCAATTTCCCTCAGCTGAGTCTTCAGGTAAGGAATATCTTCCTTCTTAAGCCTTTGAGTGAGTTCCCACTTCTCATATATCAGGCCATGAATTGTATCGATGAGATCCGGATCCTGTTTATCCTTGTAGGTAAGAAACCAGCTGCCAGCCTTTGAAGTAGGCATATCGGAGATAATAAGCATGCCATGATGAAAAGGGCACTGTCCAAAATGACCTTTAAATCCGCCATTTGCCGGAAATGTCTCTTCCTTAAGCTTCTGAAACTTAAGAAATTTCGCTTCATCGAGTGAGAGCCAGTCCAGGGTAAGTGAGTTTGATGTACCAGGTCGATCCTGAGAGATGAACCTGATTATCGTGCCATTATACCAGATCATTGCATTTTCATAGCTGGCCGGCTCAATAATAGGCTTCTGAAAATTGCTGTTTTGGGGAGGTTTACGCCCGATATAATAATGCACATCCCTTTTATACCCGAATGAATCAAGCGCCTGGAGTGTTCCCGGGAGGGTCCGGCTCAGGATCTGCTGATAAGTACTTCCTACAATACCACCGGTAGATCTGGGCATTACCTGAACATTCCTGAGAACAAAAGGAGCTGCAAAACCATGTGATTTACCGAGGCGCCTTCCACCAACAATCACCGATGTATGAGCGCCGGTGTACATGAATTCAAGCTGTGGATCGTTAAAGTAGATCTTCTTCCTGCTCTTTGTCATCTTCAGGCTTCAATTCTTCGTATGGAACATCGGTTATTTCAATGTCGGCAATATACTTTTCAATCATGCGTTTTTTCTTCTCCCTGATATCTGGATCCTTCTTCAGTCCCAGGGAGCTCGGATCATCTGTGGGCTCAAAAGTTTGCGGAACAATTTCATCAAACGGAAGCGGATCTGCATCAGGTTTATCGAGCATGTTGTATTTACCCATCTTGTCTGCAGCTATGGCCATGGCCTTAGGATCCTTCTGGAGCTTTGCAAGCCTGTAAGCTTCCTCGAGGAAGGTATTAACCCTGTATCTTATCCAGGCTTTTTCCGGATTTTTGATGTTACCAAGCAATATTTCAATCACCTGGATATCCTCATAGGCTGTTTTTCCCGTAACACCAAATTCGTGAACAATCAGGTCGCGGATCCGGGACCGGCTGGTCGATGGAAATTCATACCAGTGGGAGAAGCCTACCCTCACGCGTTTTACTCTGTCGCGGTAAGCCTCCGGAATCTGGTCGATATTTTCGTACAGGTACTTCCGGCAGATCTCAAGTGTTCCCGGGCGAGGCATCAGATACCGAATTTACTGAGCTCATCAAGTGTCTTCTGGTCCATCTCCTCACCTGCATCCTTCAGCTCACCCACCCGTATCTTTAAATTATCGATGATTATCTCAGCTTTCTTCTCATTGATGCCAGCCTGAAGCTTCTTAAGGTTGGTTGAGATGAATTTCCGGTTTGCATTGATCCTTTTATGGTCAATTTTCTCATTGCTTTGGCCATTTTTCTCATTACGGTTTTCATCAGGATCCCAGGCATCGATCACCGCCCAGTTATCCCTTACCAGGTCATCAAGATCTGCCAGCTGGCCGGTTAATACCCCGCGATCTTCCACACTGGCATTATCCATCAGCTTCGACTTTTCATGCAGGGCACGCATCTGCTTGTAAGCATCCCTGTTCTGGTCCCAAAGCTTCCTGATGTCGCCTGGCAGCTGATCTACATCGATTACATTGCCGTCACGAATAATTTTTTTCGTCTCAAGGTTTTCATCTCTTGGCACCCTCCTGATAGGAGCCACTTTTTCAGACTTTGCAGATTTTGGCGGTTTTGGCGGTTTTGGCGGCTTGAAATTGCTTTGTTGTGGAGCCTTCGGAGCTTCAGCCTTTGGCATTGCCTTTAAAACCTTTTCAAGCTCATATTTCAGCTTTGCAGCGTTTTTCTTCTTAGAGAGGTTCTGCAGGAGAACCCTGTTTTTCGAATGCTTTGTTAAAAGCAGCAAACCTTCTTCATAGTGCCTGTCTACTTCCTTGAGATCTAACGTAACCATAATCTTAGTGTTTGTTGAAGTTTATGAATTCCTATTTCCTGACCTTTCTTACTTTCAAGGAATCTTTTTAGCTGTATATTCCTGGGGGCGAACTGGATGACAATTGCAACGCCCTCCTCATAGTTGCAACCTTTCCTAAACCAGTCTTCAACGGCCTTTCTCTTATCCGTCGATGTAAAAAACAACTCATATTCTGAGGCATCAGGATACATTATCTGCAGCTCATCCTCCAGAACATCAGTGAGGCCGTGATCATTAAAATTGAAAACTATCTTATCAGCCAGGTAGATCCTGATCTCCTCTGCAGTCATGGGGTTATAGATCTTCCCGTTCCTGCCTCTTATATCCTCTCCATGGAAGATCGATGAGCTATTCAGGTAGATATTACTGCATGTAAATGCATTATTATAGATATCCCACTTTGCAAGTATCTGCAGAAATTCTTTCTTATCAACAGGCTGCGGACAATGAGCCCGGTCATAATTATTGTCAGTAAGGCCTCTTTTTTTAAGCTCGTGCCCGGTGGCATAAACATAATCATACCAGGCTGAAGGCCTGAAGGTACTGTCATGATGACCTACATGCCGGTGCTCTTCAATATCCTTTACAGCATCATACATAATCGCACCTTCATGCCATCCTTTAAAATCGGTAAACGACAGATCTGCATTCAGAAGGGTATCATCAGTGCAGAAGACAAACTGGTCACTCACACGCGGATCCTTACAGGCTTCAGCAAGTTTCAGCAGCATCCTAGAGTCTTTAACAAAAGCGTTATTATCCTGAACAGGGATTTGAATCACATCTCTGAGCCAGTATGGGCAATCTCCCACAACGACAACATTCCTCAGGTCCCTGAAGTGCTTTTTAAAAGAACGAATACTGTACCTGATTTCATTATCCATCCATATACTTCCTTTCCCCAGCACATAAACAACATCAATACCAGGAGAGCTCAAGCTGTCAGGTGTGCCTCCATATGCTCCTGTATTACCGGTTTGTGTAACAACGAGATCTAACCAGTACTGCTTTTTAATTATTAATGAAAGCTTGCTTATATAAGTATAATCACCGCCTTTCTGGCTTTCAAATGCCAGCTTATGCTTATGCTTGGCATGAAAAATGAAGCACGGCATCCCAATATCTTTCCGTACTATCTTTTGGGTTTTAAAGTTTGCGGGAGAAGGAATAATTCTGCCTGTTGGCCATCTCATTTTAACGAAATAAATAGCATTGTCCTCCCTGAGTTGGTAAGATACCTGTTCCAGAACTGAGCTGTCAGCCAGGTAATCATCATCATCAAGAATGAATATCCAGCCTCCTTTAACGTGGGCAATTAATTCATTCAGATAAAGGTTGTATGGCGCTGTGTCAATTTCATTTTTGAATCTTTTATGAACCATAACCGGTTCAATACCTGCAGCCCGTACATAAACGGCCGTATTTTCATCATCGGCGCTCACCAGTATATTCACATTCTCGTATCTCTGCGACCTTATCGATTCAATACAACGGTTGAACAGCTGCTCCCTGTTCGATGATCTTATCAGAACATTAATTGTATTATCCATCAGATGATCTTTATATTTCTTGCCTTCCATCAGCCGGTAATAATGCATCAGGTAGATACCTTGCATAAGAAGTATCTTGAAACCATGCTTCAGCATCTGTTCTGATATCTGGGTATCTACTCCGAGAAGGTTGGCGCCATCGGTCACTCTCATCATATCCTTCCTGATCTGCATCCAGGTACCCTTCTTAATGCACATCAGATGTCCGGCTATATGTTGATTTAACTCGACTACCTGAAGATGGTACTTCTCATAGATCTCTCTTGATTTTTTCCGGTGATATATTATTGAGTCATTCTCCTGGATAATACCAGGCGGAACCATATAACCATAACCGCAACGGCTGGAATAACATGTAAATAAACCTGTATCAGGATATTTTTCTACATACTCCTGTACCTGGTGCCCGAAATTGCTTTCGAAAAAGAGAGTATCACCATCCAGAAAACAACCCCAGTCATCATCCTGTAGTAAAGCCATACAATCGTCGTATGCTTCAAAGAGCTTCTTGTTTAAGGAGTATGGAGTAAAATAATATATCATGGTGATATTGTCTTCAGAAAAGTAATGAAGAGGTAATTACCGTTGAAGGACAAAAAAAGCCCCGGCAATGCCAGGGCTTTAATTATGATAGAAAGTCAGGGATTAGACACTCGGGTTCTGATCACCATCATCGGATATAATTGCGCCGTCATAGAACGGGAAGGGAATATAGTCAGAAGCTGACACCTCGATGTTTATACCGCGTTCACCTGTTGGGGTTGAACCGATATTCATCGATGCCTTGGTATCAGTTGTGAACATTTCACTTCCTGCAACACGCCATTTACCTGAGTCCTTCTCGCGGAACAACCACACCAGGTCAGTGTTGTTTGCAAGCTTGCAGAAGGCTGATGCTTTTTCCTCTGTAAGTGAGCAGACAACATTAAGCTTATTGTTGAATGACTTGCAACGGATTTCGCCCTGAGGCTCAGCCTGAGCCGGAGACTTCACATCGATGCAGTTGACCTTCTTCCATGTTGCCAGGGCAGCAAGAGTAAAGTCACCTACATAAGTCACTTCCTGGGCTGCACTTGCCGGAGCTGCAGGCAGTTCTGGCCATGCAGTGATCTTTGACTTCGGTATGTAGTAGAGCTCAGGATAAATACCGGGGACGGACTTTGATCCGTCAACCCAGTCGAGATTATCAAAATTTACAGGCATAATTCCTCCTTTTGTTAGGATGATGCTGAAACTGCAGCCAGTTTTCCAACAAGCAGCCTTTCGGGGCTGAGTGTTTCGAACTGTGTGCCGAAGAACATGGTTGTTACGAACTGAAGCTTGAAGGGATTATCGCCCCTGCGAACCTCAATCTGCTCCTCTTCGCCCTGCTGGTTAACACCAACAAGCAAATTTTCCTTGGTTGTGATCTCCAGGTAGGGAGCATCCTTCTTCCCTATAAGAGGAACAAGCTCGCACCTGTTGTCAGATCCTTCCAGGAAGGTCTTCTTGAACTCCTTATTGTAAGGAGCAGCTCCAACTGTAAGCTGGTAGTCATCGCAATATGCATCATAAATTGTCTGAGGCATAACAAGCTTGGAAACTTCACCCTTAAGCTCATCGGATGAAGCACGGTAGAATGCTTTCAGCATATCAACAGCATTACTGGCAGTGATAGCTTCAGCAAAATCATACCTGTTTTTCTTTGCAACAGTAATATTGTTGGCAATGATCTCAGCTGCAACTATGGTGTCAAATCCGTTGAAGAGCGCCGACGTTGTTTTGCCTGATGCGTTCCTTACACCATTAAAGATCGATTTGTTCAGACCTCCGCTGATCTTCCTCATCATGAGCGTAAGAACAGCCTTATTGATATCGAGATCCTTAAGGCCTTCACCCTTGGTAACTGCAGCGCCGTAAAGCGATGATACCAGAGTGTTCGGATCGAAAAGCTTAATAGCCTGACCAAGGTATGTTTCGAGGTCACGGCCATTTATAACCATGTTGTCATCAGCGTCATCAAGGTCACCAGTGTAAGGCATAAGCTCTACAGGTCCGGAAAGCTGGCCGACAGTCTCCTTATAGCGGACGCCGGTTCTCAGGGTCATGTGCTCCAGTGTCTGGGCGAGACCCAAAACAGCCATTATCAGAAGCTCCTTGCGAAACTTCTGTGCTGCAGTGTTCAGTTGGGAATGTGATACAGTTGGCATTTTATCTCAGTTTTTCTTGGTTGCTGCTATTTGAAAAGCTTATCTACCTTGTCCCAGGTTTCTTTGGCATTCGAATATGACTCGAAGCCGTCGGTAGTAGTCTTGGTTGAATCAGTCTTCTTAACCACCCTCTTGTTCTTCGCTCCCGGACCTTTCTTCAGGGCTTCATTTTCAGCCTCGAGTTCAGCAATTCTCTGATCCCTGGCATCCTCGGTCTCCTCAGTCTCTTCCTCAGTTTCTTCGGTTTCCTCTTCGGTCTCCTCAGTCTCTTCAGTTTCTTCTTCGGTTTCTTCAGTTTCCTCCTCCTGAGTCTCCTCAGTAGTTTCTTCCTGATGGTTGTTAATCCAATCAAGAATTTCCTGCTCGGTGGCTTTTTCGCCAAGCTTGCAGGCTGTTCTTAAAACTTTTATGTCCATATCGGTGTCGTCATTTGGTGTAAACATGTCATGCGCCTGGGAGAAGAAGCGATCGAAAAAGCCTTTGCCCTTCACCAGGGAATCAAATTCATCCATTATCTTATCGAGTGGCATGCCTGTGATCTTGTTGGAAATCTTCTTGGTGCCTTTCTCGATCAAATCAACTAGCCCTTCAGTCTTGGCTTCATCAGCTGACAGCCAATGATCATTATAATCGAAGTATTGGGCCTTTATTTCTTCAGATGTTTTTGTGCCCCTCGATGCTATGCAGGATATAAGGCTGTCCTGAACCTTATCGAGCATACCAAGCACCTGCCTGATATCGCGGGCATTGCCATATGCTCCTGTGCTGGGTGAGTGAAGCATTGTTAGGGCATTATCGGCAGAATGTACGTTGCCTGCAGGAGCAGCCATCAGAAGAACAGCGCCCATTGATGCGCAAAGCCCTTCATTATAGGTATGTATCTCTGCTTTCGAGGCCCTCATGGCATTGAAAATGGGCAGCCCATCAAAAACACTTCCGCCAGGAGAGTTTATCCTGACGTTAATCCGTGCATAATCATTCTCAAGGGCTTTGAGATCTGCAACAAATCGCCTGGCTGTTATGCTCTCTTCAAACCATGAATCTCCGATGACACCATAAATAAGAATGTCAACGGAATTCTCTGTCTTGTTCTGAACGGAATAATACTTTCTGGCCATTGCCGTAGCTTTACGTTACAGAGATAAGCCAGCTGCAGGGGTAAATAAAGGACTATGAATCAGGAAACAGAACTTCCTGAAGGCGAATTACACCTTACTGAACAGCGATAACCGTTAAATGAACCGGGCGTTTTATCGATAACCTTCTGGAAGCTCATCCTTGCACAATAGAAGTCATCACCGGTAAGGTGTTCAAGTGCATTGGTATCAGTGAGCCTGAACTGAAGCTTCCGCCCTCTTAATTTTTTCATCAAAGCATCCATGACAACTGTCACTCCTGCAATGTTAAACTGTACCGATGTTTTATGAAGCTGCCCGTTTGAAGTCTCATCAGTATCCTCATTTAATACTCCGCTTTCAGGAATGCTATCCAGGGAAGCAAAATTCTCCTCACCTATTATCCTGTACTCGACTTTGCTGATTACTACACTATGCATGAATTCATTTTTTAACCTTGATTTCTGATATTTTAGCCGCTAAGGGTTAAATCATTTTATATCTTATTGTCCCTCAGCCTGTAATAGTTCCGAGAACCGTTTTTCATCGTTTTTTTTGCGATTCCGGTAATCATATTTCTTCATCGCATCAAAATTTGCCACGTTGTTTCGTATGTTTAAACCTCTCAGCAGGGCATCTATTATCTGCTTCTGGTCCCAACACTTATTATAACCCGTTTCAAAGCACCTTTCGATCCATTTCCGGTATTCATATTCAATACCGTCAATGATCTTCTGTTCTCCCCAGCTGCTCACTTTTAAAAAGTGGAAGCTGATCCCGTGATGGTTCACCCTGTTCACCGGCAATATAAAGGTAACATTGTGGTCAAGCAAAGCCCTCTTTACCGGCAGGTCGCTTGTAATGATATTTGAATGTATAAGCTTGCCTATATCGTGATTCCTGGAAACAATGATTTCCTTCTGTTCCGGAGGAGTCTTAAATACGAACCGGCAGTAAGCTTCAAGAAGCGGCGGAAGCGAGATTGTGATCTGTGGTTTTGTTGTCAGGTCGATTTTGGTCTTCATTCAGTTAAGGTTATTGCGATCATAAAAGCTACTTTTCTATACTTGATCTCTCAATCATGTATAGGAAAACACAGTTTTGTATATACATCCCGGAAGATGGATGGAAAATGAAGATCAGCGGACATTCAAATGTACTAAAGAGTACTTACAAAAAAAAGAGGCAGGAACAGATCCTGCCTCTTAAAATTCAGAAAACATGTCAGAAGAAGCGTCAATATCCTGCACCGCCGTTGCTGGTACTTATTACTGTCGGGGTTACGTTATACCTGGTATTAAATAATCTTAGCCTGGTACATTGTCGGTGACTGAAACAAAAATCATTAATATTTACATCGCACTTGGATAGGGAACTTTTAAAAGCCGGCGATTCTTCCCTGAGACCAGAGCTCTTTCTGATCTCGACCGATAAAGATCCGGGATCCCGGGTCGCTATCACTGTAACGCATTCGAATGACAGGTTTACTGCCTGGATGTCGGTCGCTTGCTGAGCGTAGTCGAAGCATGCGGGCAGTACGAACTGGCCGACATCCTTTTCGGACGCGGCAACACTGGGAGCCGATGCAAAGAACATCAGTCCGATCAGTCCCAGGAGTAAAAGAAATTTCTTCATACCGTTTTTGTTTTTGTGAAGATCTATAGAAAAATTAGCAGATCTTAAATTAGTACTGCCAGGTTAAACAAAACAGGACAGTGATAAATCAGGTATCGTAAAAATGGAAGCCCCGGAATGTTCTACCATCCGGGGCCCAATCTCGCTGCATTTCTCCTGGTGCTACAGGGTAAAAGATAAACAAATATAAAAAGTCACAATCTTAAAAAATCGGAGTGTTCAAATATTTTCAATTTTTTTGACTCTCTTATCTGTGCAATGTAGCTGATAAGGAACTGATTTGATAAAAAGCCTCGAAAAAACTGTAACCCTGTAACAATTTTACAAAGTATTGATTATCAATACAAATGTAACTTTGTAAAAGTGTAACTACAGGTTGTAGTTCCGATTTGAATTTGTAACCGGCTTCTCTGAAGTTATATGGTTACACTTTTTTTTGTAACCATGAAAAAGTGTAACCAGAAAATGTAACCTTGAACTACTCTGATTTTCAATTTCTTGGAGTATAGTTACAGAGTTACAATTTTTTCTATGATATTTCAGGGAAGAGAAAGGGAAAGGAAGGGCAGGCAAGCCCTGGAGAGGGGTGAAAAAGCAAAAACCGGCACAACGTCCGGCAATATGTAACATGGTACCAGGGAAGAAGATTAAAGGTGCCTGCGGCGCTTAATTGATTGCATCATACAAAAACAGAACCCGGCTGTTAAACCGGGTTCTGGTGTAAGATTGGCGGGATTGAAATGTTAATCCTGCATTGAAGATAAGGATTTTCAATAGATACGCCTAATATCTACCCGGCAAGCCTTAGTATCCCAGCTGCCATCTTCATTCTTCAATCCATGACCGCTCGCAGTGACGCTTACATTTCCCTCAGTGTTTTCTTTTACAAGAGCAGCAATATGCGGCTTAGCTGCATCAAATTCCTCTTGGCTCTGACCGGCAATAGAGTTACTGTGGTCGTCGAGAGCCTTAACAATCTCGTCTACCGTTCCTGTTTTAATGAAAGTCCAACTCATATAATATAGGGTTTTACGAAGCCCGCCCAGGGCTGTTATGTTGTTTTGCTTTTTTCCTGGTGTTATCCTGCTGCAGCTTTAACCTGGCTTCCAGGCCGCAGCAATGTTTGTACTTCAGCCCGCTTTTACAGGGGCATGAATCGTTATTTTGAGGCTTCCTGGTACTTGTTACCGTAGGATGAGGTCTTGGGTTAATGTGTGTTTTTTGGTTCATCAGAATTAGCTGTTAGGATTTATATTCTTTAAAGAAATATCGGTCATAGCAGGAATGGTTACTGAATAACTCCCGTCAGCATTCGGCATACATAGGTATCTTCTATTTTCCGGTGAAACATACACATGTTCCTGAATTCCCGGATTAGCTTCGGCGATTACTAAATTTGAATCAGCTGCAGGAATAATAAAAGGCATCTCAAATTCCTCTGTTACCGTAATAACCTTCGATCCGTTGCATACTGGGCATCTATCGGTAGTAGAAGATGAAGTGCCCGTGGTGGGCACAAAGCCGGTTGCTTTACAGTGGCGGCATCCTGATGGATAAGTTCTGATTGCTTTCATAAAAATCAACTTATGGGTTTATTAAATTTTGAAATTACATCCACTACTAATTGTACAATGCATATCCGACGTCTGCCAATTACAAAAACGGTTATGAAGGCACTCGGGTAGGATCTGTTGAGCGGGTATTGTAACGGCTTTGTTCTGCATAGTCACAATCCTCGCCACCAGATCACCGATTTCACTCTGCAGCTTCTTGATCTTCTTTCTCAGCTCCTTCGATTCATTTATTAAAGCCAGGTTATATTCCCTGGCGCGGAATTCTTTCTTCTCAGCTTTGGTTATTGCGCTTGTTGGCTGCAGATCCTTTATGGTCGCCTGAAGCTCTTCGATAAGGGAATTGGCTTTGCCCAGTTCGATATTAGAGCAAGCAAGCTGCTTCTTAAGGTCCTTGATCTCGCTCCTGGCAAACAGAAGCTTTTCAAAATCGGTATGATGACCGGGTACAAAGATCCTGTCCGGGTGAGGATCCGTATCGCACATACCCGGACCCCAGTTGCTACCATTCGTTATCACTTCCTCCTTCTGGCAGTCGTTACTCATGCATGCATGGTACACGCAGCCATGTGCGCTTATTTTACAAGGCTTGCTCATTTATGTAAACATTAATCTTTGATTATCCTTTACTATGGTGGTCACAAAAGGGAAATTGCTTTTAGGCACCTGTTCTATTTGCTCAATCAGGCATGTAGATCCTGTGAACAGAACATGTTTCACATCATTTATGGAGATCTGCATGTAAAGGCATCTCTCCGATCCGCGATCCTGGTATGATTTCACCTTCGATTTTTCAATCTTGTATTCATGAACAAGTATTTCCCTGTTCAAAACTCTCTCCATCTTAATCTTATCTCCTTCAAAACCCTTTGATGGAGCCTTAATGTTAAACTGACTGAACTGGTACATTTAAAAGTTTATTTAATAGGTTATTACTGTCGCAGTGCTTTGCCCAACCGGTATAAGAAGCTATTGTTTGAGCATTACAGTGCCCGGCCAGCTTTCTGGCAAAATTCTTTTTAATGCTCTTACGCAGCTTAACATGAGTGTGCCTGAATACATAGCCAACAAAGTCGATTCCCCTGGCATCAACAGGAAACACCTGGTAATTTGATTTAATACTGAGCCTCAACTTTTGATCCAGATAGCTCCTTATCTCGGCCAGCAATGCATGGAGATACTGTTTATTATTGGCAAGTATTACCAGGTCATCAGCATACCTGAAATAATATTTTACCCTCAGATCCTCCTTCAGCCAGTGGTCAAAATACGTCAGATAGAAATTAGCAAGGTATTGGCTCAGGTAGTTGCCAATCGGAAGGCCGTCAGCGCTGTCGATAATTCCATCCAGCAACCATAAAAGATCATTGTCTTTAATCTTCCTCCGGAGAAGCATCTTTAATATATCACGGTCAACACTCGGGTAAAATTTTCTTATATCGAGCTTCATGCAGTAGGTTGTTCCGGGAATATCCTCCAGTGCCTTTCTGAGATCCCGGGCTGCTGCATGTATCCCCCGTTTTTTAATGCAGCTGTAAGTGTTGGCTGTAAATGAGGCCACAAACACAGGCTCCAGTACATTCATAACAGCATGATGCACTATCCTGTCGGGGTAATAGGGGAGCCTGAAGATCAGTCGTTCTTTTGGCTCATATATGTGAAAGGTGGTATATTCTGAAGTAACGTAGGTCTTATTCATAAGCGCCTGGTGCAGGAGCTGAATGTTTTGTTTCTGGTTCCTGTCATGTTCAATAATGCCAGGTTGTTTTGTTTTGCCTTTACGGGCAATGGAGTCTGCCAGGTTAAGATTCTCAACACTGCAGATCTTCTCATATAAATTTCCGTGTCTTTTCATATTGCCTTTGCTTTCAAAAGATCGCGTTCTCCTTTCCCGGGTACCAGCGCTCTTGCTTTTTTTCTTGATTTTTTGCCATGTGGGCAAGGTCTATGTTGCATTAGATTGCTTAGGTGCGAACTGACGTTCGAATTCGTGTTATCGTAGTTGTAATTCGTGTTCGAAAAGCCGAACCCTGAGGAAAGAACTGACAGCTCCGGCAACATACAACCTCAAATTAGTGTTTTTACTCTGAGTAGAGGAAATAATCCTTGTATAAGTCCTCAAACTGATTGGCTATGTATAAAGCCTTCTCTGATGTATCAGTACAAAGGCGCGAACCGACGTTCGAATCCGTGTCATCGTAGCCGTAACTCGCGCTCGAAAAGCCGAACCCCGAGGAAAGAACCCTGTACCATGGGAAGTACTTATATTGATCCCAGTTAGACCAGTCGGGCCTCCAGCCATTATTAATTGCCCTGTATATTATTGTCAGCTTATAGTTGGCAATAATTGGCTTCCTTAAATCCTCAGGAATGTTAGATACGTCGGGCAGTGCTGCAGGATCCAGTCCAAGTTTCTTGCAGGCATCTTCGAATGTTTTGATGCTTTTGTAATCGAACTTCTCTGAGCTCTTTGCTGTTTTTTTCGTTTTTGTTGTCATCATTTCAAATGTTAGGTTAAGAAATCTTTATATAAGTCAGTGAATTGTTTACCGGCATATTCAGCCTTCTCCGAGGTCTCAAAGCAAAGGCGCGAACCGACGTCCGAATTCGCGTTATCGCAGTTGCAATCCGTGCGCGAAAAGCCGAACCCCGAGGAAAGAACAAAGTATGGCCACCATTTACGCTGATTGCTATTGTTCCAGTCGGGAGTCCAGCCCTGGTTGATAGCTGCTATAACTACCTTAATTTTCTTATACGCAGCTTCATCTTTGGTGTCAGTGGCAACACATACTGCATCAGGATCAATCCCGAGAGCTTCACAGGCATCTTCAAAAGTCCTGATATCCGTGAACTTCTTTTTACTTAACGCCTCCTTGGTGAAAGAATTCTCAAGCTGCTCTTTGAAAAAGTCAGGCACTGAATCATAGAGCTTTCTGGCTGTTTTTAAATCAATTGTTAATGACATAATTAATAAGTATTTAGGGTTTATGATTTATTCTTTACCAGGTACAGGGTCATGTTAAACACCCCGTCACAATAGATCCATATATCGTCACCGGCCTTATAGCTTTTAGCATTCTGAATGCTAAATCTTAATGGCTTGCACCTGGGAAACTTTTGATGAAGAGCATCTATCTTATCCTGGAACTCTTTCTTGAAATTTTTAAGCTCGATATCGATGATAAGACAGCGGTTCATTTCATTGGCGAGCTCCTTTGCTGCCTTTTCAAGGTTGTTCTTCGACTGCCAGTGGTCGCAAGTGATGCATGAGAAATAAGTTTTCATATCGTTAGTTATTATGGTTAGGCTTGTTTCAGTTTCAATAACATATCCTCCACATCTCTCACACTTGAACATTTGATCTTATCGATCATCTCATCCGGGATGGTGATGGAAAGCTCTTTTTCCAACTGACAGACAAATTCTACAGCATCGAGACTGTCAAATCCAAGATCTGCATCGAGAATATTTTCATCATGAATATCCCCACTGTTAAGTTCAGGCTTAACTTTTATTATGCTGTCAATAACAGCCTGTTCAATTAATGCCATGTACATAAGTTTCATTTTTTACAACAAATTGAATTCCTCCACTGCAGCATCCCGGCCTTTAATTATTTCTTCCTTCAGATATGCCACCAATGCGTTGCTTAGATTCATTGGTACTGGCATTTGTTCTCTGCCATCGTTATCATATTCGATAATTAAGCGAGGATTAAGCGATATTGGATCTGCATTTTCTTCAGGAATCCACTCGAAACAATTTAATGCCTCTGAAAACTCTCTGATTTTTCTGTTAAGCGCGTTGGCTTTTTCTAATGTTGTTACATCCATTTTGCTTTTATTTTAGGTTGGTTAGTTCTTCAACTTTCTTTTCAAGCCATTCCAGGTAATCAGGATCTGACCTTGTGAACCTGATGAGATCATAGCGGCCGACGAGCTCCATTTTTTCTGAGTCGGTTATATCAATTACCCACTGGCCTTTCGATCTCCATACATGAAATTCAAGCTCCTCTTCATCGTAAGGGAATCGCCCCATCTCTTCTTTGTAGAGGTGTTTAGCGTCTATTGCCATAACCCATTGCGTTTTGAATCTTATCCCAGTAATCTTTTGTCTTAGGTCCGCTGCCATTCCACGCCCGGGCAACTGTCTCCAGATCCGTAGGACCATACTTGCCGGCATAGTACATATAGATCTTCCTGGCAACATTGCGGTCAAGGCAGTCCTCCAATGTATAATGGCTGCCGGTTCTCTGGTTGTAATCATCGAGCCTTATCTTCCTAACCTGACCTGGTCCGTAAGCCCATTCGTCACGGTTTATTGTAGTATCCGGTTTCCCCTGCAGCTCAACTTTAATAGTGGCATGCCATTGCTTTTCAAAAGGATTCAGGGGAACACCCACGCCGATCGGCAGCTCTGTCCTCCCGGGGGCGAACAGATCTGCAGAGATTAAAACGAATAATAAGGCTATCAATCGCTTCATGGTTACAGTGTTACATTTTTACTTTCTTTAGTACGTTTTTTATAGGGTAAAAAAACATACTTCTGAATGGCAATAAACCCTTTCGTGAATGTGAGCCCGTCCATGTAGGTGTCCCTGTTTTTCCTCATGTACCATTTTGCCACTTCAATAAACAGATCCCTGTTCCGTGTTTTTGAAACCGAGCTGATAACCAGAACATCTCCTGTCTTCATTGCCTTTAACAAATCCTCGACACCTGAAATGTATTTTTCAAGTTGCTCAGTACTCATTTGCGTGGCTTTTTCGCGTATAACATCCGGTATGTTCATAAATATTCGATTGTGAGTGAGTTAAAATGGTTTGTCTTCTTCATTTATTTCAAGGTTCTGCCCTCTGGCAGCTTCAAGCATCATCTCAGCGCTAATCTCCTTTGTCTGGATGTAGATATATTCGGCTGCAGCTCCCTTGCTATCCTTCCTTATTATCCTGCCGCTGCTGTTTTTGAACTGTTCCGGATTAAACTTCTCTACATACTCGGTGTACTTGCACCATGCCTTAAGCGCTTTGGTGAATTTGTTGGTGGTCCACTTGTGCTGTCCGCTCCTGTCAGCAAAATCTTTGAAGGCGATATCCCTTTCAATAAGATTGTCACAATTGCCATTCTCCTTGTCGAAATAAACATCAGCCCAGTTCTTGAATACCTCTGTCATCTCTGTCCTGAGGTTACGCTTGGTTACATTGTCCATCGGCGGGTTAATCTTTATCTCCCTGGGCACGCTCAGGTAAAACTGCAGGCAGGTAGCAAAGAAGTTAAAGTCATTGTTCCATTCATCTTCAGTATAGTCCAGGAAGAGGTTTTTACCGAAGTCATCCCTTATTGTAAAATCCTCATCATACTCTTCACCCTCGGTTTTTACGTGGTAGTAATCTGAGAATACAGTATACAGGATCCTGCCCTCGGTACTTGGATCTATATTGCGAAGTGTGAAGTTTGATGTGATGCAGAATTTAGGAACATGCTCGAAAGGGATTTCATATGATTGATTGTTTTTAGGGTTCACTTCCATGTCGCCCTGGAGAGCATTGAAGAAGAATCCAAAATTGAGGTACTGGTCGCCGTCGTCTACAAGTATGTAATCGGTATGCTCTGTTACCCTGTCGTACACATGCGGGTTCTCGGTTAACTTAGGGTTACGCCCGTTGAGGGTAACGCTCTTCATGAAGTACCTCATTGTACGATAACAGAGCGATTTTCCTGAGCGCCCATGGCTCTCCCCTGTCTCGGTAATTTTGTTATCCATGGCGAACACGCACCATGGCCGGGCAGGATCCTTATAACGGTGCAGCAGGTAACCTATACTGAAGATCTTGTTTATGAGATGCTGCTCCTGTTCCCAAACTTCTTCCTCCTCGAGTAGCGGACTTGCAATATTCCACTTATCTGTTTCCTGAGCCGATTCGGATGAAGCTCTCTTTCTTTCAGCCTTCCAATGTATCCTGGATGCATTAATCAGAAACCTGAAGAATATGCTTTCCTTGTTATGGATCTCAATGCTGAATTCATTATCATCCTTGTTATGCTTAACTGTAAACGGAGGATCCTTCTTGCTTACCTTATGCTTTATAACCTCCTCTTCCCATACACAGCGATCAACTTCATTTATCTTCATTTCAGTGATGCCGGCAGCAGTAACCCTCCATGTTTTATTAATGAAGAAGAGGTACTGGGCATTCTTGTCATAGTCTGTAAAATCAAGCGTTATCTCATCCAGTCCTCTCAGGCTCGATTCTCCCAGCTGCTTACTCCTGTGAATTGTATTCCTCAGGGGAATAGGAAGGTAGCGCTCCTTCATAAAATTCTGGATGAATTTGCGGCAGTCATCAGGATCGGTCTCTGAAACAATATTCCCGTTCATATGTATCAGCATCATACCATCCTTGGCATTCTTATTCTCGATCTGGTAAAATCCGTTAGCCTGTAGGAAATGGTAAGCCTGTTCGTTATTGAAGAAATAGTCAAGCTTGCTGTCTTTGTAGATCTCATCCCAGAAGCGCAGTGGCATGGCAACTCTCAGGAGCTTGTTAAAGTCCTCGATCTTAGGCCATATATCCACGTAATCTCTGAAGTCTTTCCTGGGCTTTCCACGATGGTCATTATAATCCCTAAGCTTATCGGGCAGCCATATAGTACGAATGTCGAGGTACTGCAGCCCGAGCTTGTAAGCCTGGCGCTTTCCTGTTGAATCGATATCCGGAAGATTGTAAATTATCTCCGCCATCTTATTGAGATCGGAATACAGCTTGTAATCCATTATCTGTGTTTCCGAGTTCATCCATATAACCTGGTACCCGAAACCGGCCACATTCAGAGCATCCCTTTCACCGCTGGCCAGGATTACTTCCTTCAGCTTTCTCATCTTTTTCTTATCCGGATCATTGCTCTCCGGATCAAACTCCTCATTCAGCTCATCCCAGGCTTTCTTTACCTGCGAAAGTCCATTAACAAAATCTTTAGGCCTTGTGCCGGTATAGCGGAAACGGTATTGTTTTTCAGGATTCTTAGGCTGGTAGATCTTCTTGAAATCGCCATGATCAACCATGAAGATCGGGTAATTCTCATTGCTGGTTGTTACCTGAGCTTCGCGGTTCTTTATGTAAGTAAAGCTGTTAAGCGAATAAACATTATACTTTTTGCATACGGCTGCAGTAACCAGCGGACCCAGCTCAGCCAGCTCCTTTTCGGTTATCTCATCCTTTATGTCAAAGTACATCTCCCCTTCCTTCTCATCCTGCCTGGCCGGCCGCTTCTCGAAACTTGGCTTATTAATTTCAGGGTTAATTCCTCCGATACCATACCTGCTGGCAAGCTTCACGATGGCTTCCCGGTACGAGAGCTCTTCTTCTTTCATGCACACCTGGATGCCATTGCGAGAAACAGAGTCGTCGCCAAAGTCAGTAACCACCCAGTTGCCATCGGCAAGCTGCTTCATTCTTGCCGATGGGGTTTTCTCGTCACGGATCTTGAATTCTTTCCTGTTCGATTTCAGGCAGTCGGCCGCCTGAGGGTAATAATGTAATATGATGTTGAGACCTCCCTGAGTTGCATTCAGGATCTCCTGCTGGTCAATGTATGGCATATAAGTTGGTTAGAAAGTTCCTGAATAGAGTTAGCTGATCCGAATCCTTTGCCCGTTCAAAATCAGATTGATTTCGATATCGAGGCTCATGCGCTGATGTATGTTGTCTGGACCCTTAAGCTCTACAGTTCCAACCGGAATATGCCCTGTTCAACTTTCTCACTTATAACCTTATCCAGCGTACCAAGAATGCCAGGATTGAGTTTTTCAGGCTGGTGTGATTTTTCTGGCTTAGGCTGCTTTTCTTCTTCTTCTTTTTTAGCCTTAAGGGGCTTCTCCTTCTTCGCTTTCTTCTCCTTCTTCTCTTTTTTTAAGGCAGGAATTGTTTCCATGCCGCTACCCTCAATGTTAGGTTCCTGTTTTTTCGCTTGCCATACAGCTTCTTCCGAAGGAAACTTAAAGCTGGCCAGTGGTTCTTTTGTTAAAAACCATTCATAAGCGCGGGCCCATGCTGTAGATCCACACTTATCGAACGATTTTGGGTTAAGCATGAAGCTGATATAGATCGGATTCATGTTCAGTAATTTTGCTGCATCCCTGCTCCAGAGATGTTCCTCAGCAAGCGCTTTCTTTAAAGCTGCAGATACTTCTGATTTGTTAATGTTTTCCATATCACGGGTTAATTAGGATTTAAGCAGATTTTAATTCATATACCGGAGTTTCATCCTCCACTTTTTTGAAAATATATCCTCCGCATGAATGCCTCTTCCCTTCAATTACCCTGTGCAGATCTCTCCTGTTCACGCAAAGCTTTTCTGAAGCTTCATTAGTGCTTTTATATCTTCCTACTTCATTGCCAAGCCGGTCATATGCAATAACCTCTTCCTGGTCAGAATAAAAATGATCGGTACCCACAACAAGCGCCATCTGTATGTAAAGCCTGCAGGCAGTGTCAATATCAGCTCCCTGCTTTATAAGATTAGCCAGCTCAGAGCTAAGTGAGTTTATAACCTTATCGCGTGTCATAGTTTCTCAGTTCTGAGGTGCGATAAATCTTTCTTCCCTGGCCTTTATTTTTCGGCGGTATTTATCGAGTATCTTCCTGGCATCTTCCCCATCAGGATCCATGGCTATAGTCTCCAGTTCGAGGCGCATCTGCAGGTTATCCCAGCTCACAGAATTTCGTCTTATTGTCTTTAGCTGCGGATGAGGATTGACAGGGCCAAGCTTTCTTTCTTCCAAAATCTTCATGCAGAACAGCGCTCCTTCCTGTTCAACACAGTCGTCGCCCTGCTTAACAGTATCTCCATATATGGGGCAGGAAAAGGAATACGGAGCCGATTTAATAATGTAATTGTTTTCCATCAGGGTTTAGGGTTAGGGTTTATATTTCAATCTGGGAAGCCCCGGCGTTGAACGAAGTGGGAGAACATTACCGCTGATCTTCATTGATCCATTCGTCTCCCGGTAGAAAGAACGCTGTTCAACGCCCGGCAAACTTACCCGCCATGTTCGTTTGTATCTTTGATCCTGAAGAGGTTCGTATCTACTGCCTTTATAAGTTCCAAGGTTCTATCAATTTCTGGATCGTAGTAATCTTTCACCTGCTGATCCGAGCTCCGGAGAGCACGTTCTGACAAGGTTGTAGTATATGCGTCCAGGGCGCGGCGTATACGCTCGAGGTTAGGTCTGTCTTCTATTATCATGGCACAATGTTTTTATAACAGAAATAAATCCACAATCCTTCTGCTGCAAGTATCAGCAACATTATTCCTACCGCCCTGTAAATAGCTTTTCTCTCCTCTGGAGTAAAGTCACCATCATTCGATGTAGGATCATTAAAATAGTTTTCCATTTTCTGAAGAAGTTAGTTCGGGTTTTCGGCGAGCGCTTACTGAAGCTGAAGCGGAAGCAATAATAAGCACAGCCTGGTAATGGATATCATTAAACTCAAGCTGCCTTTTCAGGCTGCAGCTCGAACCCGCGCCCGGGAGGATATTTTCGATCTCGCCCTTGTACTGGCATATAAACCTTGCCATGTACAGATCGTTCGAGTAGGAGTATGCTTTCAGCATGGTCTCAACCGTATGCATGTCAGCTGCAGGTTTATGGCTTTTGCCCAGCCTTATGAGAAGCCTCCTCTGTTTAATGACTGCTTCAAGCCATCGCCTGGCGTCAACTGCGAATCTTGCCATTATTTTGAGGGTTTATTGCGGTTTGCTCTGATGATCCTCTGCAGTCTTACAATCTGCTCTGCCCTTTCCTTCGAAATTTCAACTGGTCCAATGCCAGGAAAGGAAGCAGTTACTGTCTGTTTACCTTTAGCTTTCATAATCAAATAAGTTTGCGTTGCATTGCGAAATTCATAACCTCTATTGAGGAATGGCAGCCAAGCTTCTCGCGTATCGATTTCAGCTGTGTTTCAATGGTCTGAATATGTGTGCCCCTGGCAGCTGCAATTTCCTTATGAGCTTTACCGGCTATAAGCATGAAGAACACTTCTGTTTCCACCCTCTCGAGTACGCCGTTCGGACCTTTTATCCTGCCGCATACCTTACCTTCACCAGGGCACTCGCCACGGCGGCCGCAATCCCAACACTCGGGGTAAAGAGTGCCCTCGGCATCCATGTCGGGAATATTATCGAAGTTTCCGAAGTTGCATTTTACATATTGCTGAAGCATGCTTTTTGCATCTTTAAAGCCGAAATCCTTTTTAAGCGAATCCATGGCTGGCTTGTTGGCAAGCATGTGCTGCAGGAAAGCGTCCTGGATATCTTCCCTTAGCAGCTCAAACGGAATGGGGCGGCCGTTGTACAGAACAAAGAGCTCTGCATTGTGGATGAAGATCTCAAGCTTGTCATCCATGAGGCCGGCGGGTAGTTGAATGGGTCTCATAATGAACTTAGTTTTTCTTTACGGCTTTTAAGCGAAGCCTGATATTCCTGTGCCAAGGCGATTGCGCAGTCAATAATCTCATCATTGTTATATCGTCCATTCATAACTGCTTCAATTGCTGATTTACTGGCCCTCCTCCCTAAGCTTTCATACAGCTTACTTTGCCATCCGCGGGGCATCCTTTTCTTTAATTTCTTTAAGTCCTTGATAATCATATTAAAATGGTATTGCGTTATGTATGTATTTTATATTATATTTCTATTGTCTTAATA